CCCTTACGACCTGTTGTAGCGTCCAGTGCATCGTGTTCAACGATTTCAAGCGCTGCAACCCACAAATAGCGGCGCAGGTATGTTTGTACTGCCCCAAGGTTTTGGACCTCATGACAGCCCTACCCCCCTAAGTGCTTTGCTGGGTGTGGTGCTGTCTGTCTCTGTCTGTCAGTGATGCGATGCGCTGGCTCTGCGCTGTGCTGCGCTGCTATTGCAATTGATAGTGATTCTTGTTTACAGCTCTGGATCTGGCTGTCTCTTTTCCTAAGTAGAGGGCCCACTCATTAAAGGGTTTTATTGTCTGCGCCTCTCTTCTCCTCTCCTCTATCTTCTCTCTACTCTCTTATAGGTGAAGCAGATACAGACTAAGGGGTTTCTCTTTATTTGGCGCGGTCTGTGAGCTGGTTTTATAGTGGCTCTGCGCTGGCTCTCTCTCTATGCTTTCCCTCTCTCTTTCCCTATCTGATAGACAGACACAGGCTAGAGGGTTTCTGTTTTTCTTTTTGTCTCTTTCTTATATCTTGAAAAGCCATTAATTCAAGGTTATCAACAGGCGATGCACTTATACACAGTATCCACAGGCTGCACTAATATGGTGATTTATGCACCATTACTGTATAAGCTGCGCTCTATATCAGTGCATTGCCTCTGCTGTATCTATGCAATATTAGTTCTATATGTAACATATAAGGCACGTTCTATACTGGCATGGTGTTTGCAACTAATAAAGGGAGGCTAATTGATGCCTCTGCCAAAAAGAAAGGTTATCCACAATGTCAAATTTAGATCACATTCTCACCCACATCGAAGCTGATGCGCCTTGCTCTATGTTCCATGTCGCTGTGTGGGCTGATGAGCAGCTCACCATTAATGCTGTGGGCTTTATGTCTGTTATCAATACGCTGGTGTCATCTGGCGTGATCAGTATTAGTGCAGATGAACACGGATTAGTGATCGATCTGATCTAATCACATCGCCTGTAATTCAATTCAATATCAAGGGGTTTCACATGTCAGCAATCATCACTCTCACACCATCTCTGGCAGCTCTCACAGATGAGATCGGCGCTATTCGCTCAGAGATTAAACGCCTCGAAGCTTTAGATAAACAGCTCACAGATCAATTAAAAGAAGCTGGAGAGGGTAAGCATCAAGGCAACCTATATAAATCCACTGTTTCACCTACTAAAGAGACAGCAGTCACAGATTGGAAATCTGTTGCTATGCATTTTGAGCCATCACACCAGCTCATTACAGCTCACAGCACAAAACGCCCTGCTGGTTTTCGCGCTCTGGTTTCTCCTATCTAAGGGGCTAAAAATGACTAAATTTCTCCTCTCTGCTGTTCTCTTCTCTGTGTGGGTCTGTCTCATGCTTGCGTCCTTTGGCGTTTTAACTAAATAAGGGGCTGAAAATGACTAAAACAGAATCACAGGCTTTTATACAGGCTTACTTAGATAATGTTGATTGTTCCGCTAAAGATGCTGTCACAGCGTTTATCGATGACTACAACAGTGGCGCAGAGCTGGCAGCATCAAGACAGATCACATCGTTTTTAGATGCGCTTCTGATGTGGAAATCAGCCATCCAATTCAATTCAATTCAATAAGGTTTCAAAATGATCAAAATTTCTGTTACATCAAAATTAGATGGGATTCGCTCATGGTCTTTGCAGGCTCTAGACACATGCCCCGGCTCTGTCGCTGCGCCCGGTGAGCTGGTTGATGCCTGTAAGGGATGCTATGCAACTACAGGGAACTACAATTATCCTAATGTGAAAGCCCCTCGCGCCTCTAATAAAGAAGACTGGCAGCGCATAGACTGGTCTGATGATATGGTGCAGGCTTTAGACAGTGATCGCTATTTTCGCTGGTTTGATTCTGGAGACATGTATTCGCTGGGTTTAGCAGAGAAAATTCTGGAGGTGATGCAGCGTACACCATGGGTAAAGCACTGGATGCCTACCAGAATGCATAAATTTCCTAAATTTCGCGCAGTGCTGGCAGCGATGCAGAGTCTAGATAACGTAATGGTTCGTTTTTCGTCTGACAGCGTCACAGGCGATTACCTGCGCGGTACTCATGGCAGCGTAATTATTCCTACTCCAATTGATGTGCAGACAGGCATGCGCCTGTGTGAAGCATACGAAAAAGCCGGCAAATGCTCTGGCTGTCGCGCCTGTTGGGACAAAAAAATACCCGTGATCGCATACCCTGCGCATGGTGTGAAGATGGCTAAAGTAATTCGAATTTTGAAAGCATAAGGGGCTAAAAATGCACAATACACCAGAGCAGAATGAGGCTTTTCGTAAAGCTTGGGATGCCACTAATCAGCGCTGGAAAGCGCAGCAGAAAACCTATAGCGTGTGGGTACTGGATCGCGCAAACCAGCTTACAGAATACAAATACAGCTCACAGATGGCAGCAGATGATGCCAGCGATCTATTCGAAGCTGAGGGGCATGATGTCTTCACAGATGGCACTAGAGCTGCGCTGGCTCGAGATCGTTTTGCGCGATTTCTCATAAAACAGCATCGCCTCGCTGTGATCTCTATCAAATAAGCCTCTAGGGGCTTTTTTTGTTTCTTTTTTAGCGCTGCTGCGCTGGCTTAATGCTGCGCTGCTGTCGCTGGCTGTCTGCGCCTGTCTGCTGGCTGTGCTGCTGCGCCTGTCTGATGCTGCGTGATGCGGTATGCGGTAGCGTGAGCGATGGTTTTAGGCGATGGTTTTATATGAGGGTTTAGGGTTTATGCGCTGGTTTTGCAAGGTTTTAAACATAGAGCCACTAAAACGCGATTTAACGGGCCTTTCTGGGTTTGTAATGGGTAGCTATGCAACTTAGGCTCTATGCACTGTGGCTCATTCTGATGCATTCTGTCAGCATGTATGGAAATCCATATATATTCGTACAGTGGCCTGTATAGAATCACAGTAAAACTGTATAGAATCACAGTAATACTTTTCAAATGGCCCTCCCCTATTGATGGTGTCGAGTGCTTAAAAAAGTAGCAAATCAGCCTTCCCTAAATTTTAGAAGACCCCCCCACCCAAAAAAATGGACCTCACTTTTTACGATGAGGCCCCAAGTTTCCACCCACGAGAATTTTAAAAACGCAATAAGAACAGCGTTTGGTTGATCAGGTTTGCAATGCTATCAACCTCATTCTGGATTTCACTGTCTTGAGGAAGGGCTTGTCGTGCCTGCATTACATAGTCTTTCAGGGCTTCTAGCTCTTCTTTGCCTGTTGCCATTGGTGCGTGATACATCTGAGGGAACTCAGGTGTTGCATCGAACTTACCCATCATGGCTTCTGCAAGCTTGTCTATCAGCTCTGGCATCTCTTCGTAGAAAGCACCCAATGCTTGATGTTCTGGGTAGCTCTTTGTCGTCCAGTGCAGCAGGTGAGTGTTGGTTGAAGAGTGCAACAAGACTAATAGAAATTCAGCGGCTTCATTCATTTTTTAGCTCCAATGTGGTTTAGCACTCGTAAGGCTGCTTCTACCTTCCAAGGCTTCAAGGCTATATTATCTGCGATTAGCCACCATTCGTGTACTTGCTTGAACCAAGCCTTGTCGAAGAGCTTCTTTTTTTCATTCTTTGACATCGGCCCTTGGTCCAGCCATGTGTGGCACTTGTAGCAGCCCCAGACACTCATGCAGTCATCAGCTTTGAGGCCACGACCTTTGCCATGTACAAGCTCATTACTATGGCAGGCCACAGTTGTTGAGCCTTCGTCACCATCACAGTATGGATGGCACTCAAGTAGGCACTTCTCGCCTTGTGCAAGCTTCAGTAGATCAGGGTCGCGGTACATGCTTCTCAACCTCTCTGACAGCCACATCCAACAAGGCTATAAGCACTCTCATGCCAAGGCCAAGACCCATACCAAACAGTAAATAGTAAATATCGCTCATAGTGTTTTTCCAATCTCTGCGGCGGCTCGGACAATAGCGCGGCGTGTTGCTGCGTATTCATCGCCGTTATGGTCATCAAATCTTTCCTCGTACCCAAAAGACCTTTCAACGCCGACTGTGACCAATGTCATGCTCGTATGGAAAGTCAACCCCAACTTCACAGCTAAACGAAGTGCATCACCATCGTCTGTTAGTGGGTTCCATTCACGAGTAAACGGCATCATTACTTTCATAGGGCCGTCTTTATAGTCCCGTGTCCAAGTGATACCAGCCGCTTTAGCAGCCAGCTCTAGCAGTTCTTTGTCTGTCATTGCATTGCCCTCGCCTCAACACGGTTATTAAAACATTCGATCTTGTAATGCTCAAAACGCAGCTTGGCTGCTTCCATCATCCACTTAATCTCTTCCTCAATTGCCACGGCAGCCCTCAACCCCTCCAACAAAGTCATGTAGTCAGGGTGCGCGTAGGCATACATCTCTTTTGCACCCAATGAGCTGGCATCACTATCAGCCATCAGAATGGCCTTCTTGCTTTTCAATGCGTTCTCAATGTATGTGCGCTCTGCCTTTGCTTGAGCAAACTTAGGTGCATTGTCTCGGATGAAATCAATGGCTCTTTGCGCTTCTGCTTCTGTCATTTCTTTTCCTTCTCTAGTTTTGCAATACGTGCCTCAAGGGCTTTTACTTTTTCTTCCAACACCTTGATCGGATCTTTTGATCCAACCTCCCTGTATGGGACGGTAATGCCTATGGGTTTTCGCATGTCATTCTTTCCTCTTTTTTGATCTTACGCATACATTCACGCACCCGTCTTTCACCATTAAAGCCAAATTTGTCATCACATAAAGCCAATCTTTTGTCGATCGACTCTTTGTTTTTCAACACTTCCCACGTTGTCAGTAGCTCTCTGGCTTCTGCCATGATTAGGTCATGCAGTGATGGGCTTGGCTTTGGATTCCTAACCCTGAATACGGGCTTTGTACTCAAGCGTTCTTTTCCTTAAGTTTGGTTTCGATGTACTCAATCATCCAATGCAGCGGTTTGCCTTGTTTGACTACGCCCTCGCGCAAGATTTGATAGTCCACATCCGTCAGCCCAACCCATGTGCGCTGTGGTGGGGTGGTTTGCTCGTACTTGTCCATGACCTCGCACAATTTTTCAAAGCCACCCGCTTCATTACACATAGCCATGAGTTTTGCGTTTTGAACACGGGCGATGCGCTCCCAATCAGTTGCCACAGGCCCCTGCTCTGGCTGTGCCAAGGCTGCATCAAAATCTTTTTGCGTAAAACTTTTAGTCATAGAGGAGCCTCTGGCAGTTGTGCGCGTTGTTGTTGTGCGTGTTCTTTGATTTGCTTGGCAGTCCACGGTGTTGGTGGATGTGTTGGGAAGGGCCAATTCATTACATTTCCTTTTCAATTAACGCCTGAACACCTGCGTCCAAGCTTCCGTTACCCATCTCTTTAAGTAACATAACTTGTATGTTATTCAGTTTTAACTGTACAGTCAAGCCATCTTGTGATTTTTCTTCAACTTTTTTCCAAGGCTTACGTCCAGCACCACGCCTAGCACCGCCCCAAGTGTTCCGTGGTCCAACAAAGGACTCCTTGAAGTGGTCTGGCTTCTTATGGTATTTCTCGTAGTCGGACTCTTTTTCTTTGAAGTCCAACCCTTCCCAATTGATGAAGTGATTACTGTTGCTCACGGCGCAAATACTCCGCTAACAACAATGCCTCAGCGCGGCCATTGTCTTTCTTGCGTGACAGTGGGGCATTAGGCCAAAGCTCTCGCGCCAGCTCTAAAGAATGGTTCTTGTCTGAATCGAGTTTTAAGGCCTTTTTCCACTTCTGAGGGGTAACCAGATGCCAAGGACAATTAAAGCGCTCTGTGATCGCTATAGCGGCTCCAAAGGCCATTCCAAACTTAAAGCTTGAGCTAACTCCTTGGCCGGGCATTGAATGAACAGATTCAATGATGATTTCCACATCCTGTCGATCAATGGCTTGGCACATCTCTGCCCAAACAGCGCGGGAAAGAATGTGCTTCTCGTTGTGCAACATGTCGCCACAAGATTGGTACTTGCCATTGTGATCAATCAAGCCCCAAGCACCTGTAAACCCCGGGTCCACACCTAAGTACATCATGCTTCACCTCTTGCAATAATTTTTGTGCGATAGTCTTGAACACCATCTTTATATGCTTTGTATTCAGCCATAGTTGCAAACATTGCAGGTGACTTAGCCAAGTCATACTCTATTGCTTCACAAGCCTCACGCTCAAGTGCCATTGCTGTATCTACTGCGGCTTCAGCGGCTTTCATTGCTGCATCAAAAAAAGTTTCACGCTCAACGTATTGACCATTTGACCAAGCAATAGCAGTGATGCGCTTTGCAAACTCTTCAATGTCTTCGTTTGGCAAAGGACGCATAGCACTTCCTTCTGTTTCCCACCAAATTGCATGTGTCATGCTGTCTCCAATGGTTCGATACGGCGCATCTTGTTATGGATGTACTCTTTGTTGATTTGCTCTAACGCCTCTTCCATCTTGCGAACAGGGCAGTTTTTCAACTGTTCATCATGCAACTCAAGAATAGTCTGCACAATGCCAATCTCTTCACCTGTAAACAAGAACTTCTTGCCACTGATGCCACGTTGGGCCATTGCATAGATAGCGTCTTGAGCCTCATGTATCTCTGGCAGCCAATCACGACCAAGCTGGAGCTTTGCCAAAGCCTCTGCCATGTTGACCATGTGAATCAAGAAATCAACATGCTCTCTGTCTCCACGGCCAGCACGGATCTCGTCAAAGGCTACGTGGTTGCGTAGAAGCAGCTTAGTGCCAGCGTCTGGTACGTCTCCTACGTTCTTAAACCCAGAGATGACCCATGTCATAGCATCCAAGCGAACACCTTTGGGTTTGTATTTTTTACGTGGTTTTTTCATTTTTCAACTCCTTCAATTGCATTACGTTTTCTATTCCATTCCTCTGACCAACTCAGACAATCACCTAAGTCTGTTGACCTAGAGTAGATTGATTTGCAAGTCTTTGGAGCTATTGCTTGTACATCCAAATCACCTGTCACATACAAAGCTTCGTTTATCTTTGCCTGTGATACATACATCCCCAACTTGACTTGGTTCAATAGTGCGTGTGCTTGTCCTTTTTCCATTCAATTCCTTTCGACCACAGTTATCCTAGGGTGGATAGTGGGGTTCTATCCTTTCCTCTCCAGACTCTTTATTGCATTAAATACACAAAAAGCCCCAAGTGCGCATGACGGGTTTATTCACTTATACACAAGGCCTAGTTTCCACCTGAGTTACCTTGTACTTCAACAGTCGCTAAACCAACGCTGTTCGCCTTTTGCACTGGGGTGTAACAGTGTGCGGTGATTCTTGGGTTCAGTCCATGCAGACCATCAGCTAACGCGCCCTGACGGTTGTTGTAACGAAAAAAAGCCCCTTACTACTGCGCTGGTAACGGTTCCTCTTTTTAGGGAGGACAGCGCATGAGTAAGAGGCTTCATCTTTGTTGACCGTTACGACAACAGAGTGGATTCTATACGACTAATGCAAGTTATTTTGCACAGCAATAGAATTTTTTAACGCACGTAGTTTTTCAGCAACATCTGCTGGCATACCTACAGCACGTTTGGTGTCCTCTTCAATCTTTGCCAATGCTGGGTCTTTGAACGTCACATTGACATTGACTGTCATTTCAGGCACTTCAGCACCATCCCATCGCATCTGATTGATGTAGACCAGCGGGGCAGGGATGAAGTCGCCATTGGCTTTCTTCCATGCGTCCGTGGTCTTCATCCAAACCACATGTTTGATGATTTGGTCGGCTTGACCATCCAACTTCAACTTATTCCATTTAGCCAAGCAAGTAGATTTTCCGCCCTTACGAACAGATTTAGGCCACGCATTCCAGAAGTCTTCAAAAGTCATTTCAGCTCCTTAGTTGAACCAGAGATAGAACCCGTGCAGGATTCCGATAGGGAAAAAGATAGCGCCAGCTACCAAAAAGCCCCAAAAGCCGTGAGCAAAGCAAGTGAAGATGTGAGTCAACCATGCTGCAAAACAAAACATTCCAATAATTCCACCCATGCTATTCCCCTGTGATGATTTGTGGCTGTTGCTGGGCTTGTAGCTGGGCTACGTACTCAACAAACATCTTTGCAATAGTGTCAGCACCAGAACCATCAGGTGCGTCAGAAAGAATACGGATGCCAAGAGTGCCGTCTTCTTTGTCTGTCAGGATGATGTTTACTTCACTCATTTGCTTTCCTTTTTCAATTCTTCCAAAGCGCGTTTGCAATATACAGCAGCATCCAAAAGCTCTTCGTATTGATGTTGCAACCAAGCCTCAAGAAGTAGTGGGTTGTCTGCAACTGACATGCCGTATTTATTCAATCCAACAGCTTGTCGCCTAGCAATGTCTTCACACACCATTGCCTCTATTCCTTCGGCAACAGGTTTTTGTTTTATTGATTTAAAACGTGTGCCGCCATAGCAATCCCAACATTCTGGATCGCCATAACCTTTGTTATAAAAATCACAATTTTTACAAATTGCAGTGTTAATTTCAGGCATCACTGCTCCTTGACAAAGATACCTTTGGCATTCATGTAGCCACGGCGGTCTTTGATCTGGTGATAGGCAGCCTCAAGGCAGTCAGTCAGGTTGACATCCAGTAAGGCACAGATGTTGATCAAGCACACCATAGTGTCACCAACAGCGTCAATGGCATCTATCTTGTTTTCTTCAAATAACGCTTGACGAAGTTCTTGTACTTCTTCTTCAAGTTTGCATTGCTGTGCAAGTGGGGTGCTGTTCGGAATGATGCGTCTTTGCTCACTCCAGCGAATTACGGCTAGTTCTAATTCTTGATATGACATCTTCATTTCCTTTCAAAATTTCATTCTTTGCATAAAGATAGGCTTGATGAGCTTCTTCAGCAGTTTTAAAGTTTCCTACAACAAATCTTTTTTGGTCTACAACAACTCTGGCTTGAAAAGTAGGAGTTCCTTTTTTTGATCTACCAGATAAGACGCCTAAAAGTCCACTAGAACTATCTGATCTAGCCATTCGCCTGTTTAAACCATTTTTTGATTTGTCCGACAAACGAAGATTTTCAATCTTGTTGTTTTGCTTATTGCCATCAATGTGGTCTATAAGACTGTTTTTTGGGTCGCCATAATGAAAACACCATACCAATCTATGAACATAAAGATGCTTTCCATCTACTTGAACACGCGAATACCCGTTTCCATTAGGCCAACCAGCAACTGAACCAGCTTTGACTCTCAAGCCATTAACTTTGTGCAACAGTTTCCCATCCACATAGTCAAATAATTTTCTAATCTTTTCCTGATCCATAAGTTGCTCTCCTTAGTACAACCTTCATTGTACTCTCTTTTGCAAGACCTTCATTTCCAATTCTGCGTAACTACTCATTTCTTTACTCCCAATGTGGTTTACCGTTAAATTCATGTTGGCATTGACAGCAGATGCTGTATGTAATGCTTGAATCGCCTACTGATGGATTTAGGCGATACGTGTCGTATTCCTCAGAGCCGCAAGCAGGGCAGCTTTCTTTTTTATCAAAAGCGCCACCCCAATTTGCCCTGACTTTTTTTGAGTCTTCTTTGCGTTTGCCGCTACCTTTACTCATAGGCCCTCCAATAGCCAATCAACAATGATGTAAATGATCAGTAGTCCCATTTGCAATCCTGACTGATACGGTATGAGATAGCGACACCCCAAGCCATGCCAAAGCAAGCGCACAAGATGCGGTAGCTCTCGGTCCAATCTGACGGGCTAAAGCTCATAGTGATGAACGAAAACATCAGGTAGACCACCAACCAAGCGATAGGGAAACCAATCATGTATCGCATATCACTCTCCCTTGAACCACTCAGGCTTCATTTCCTTGAGCTGGAACACTCGCAGAGGTGGCACTTTGCCGGTCTTTTTCCACTGGTAAACAGAGGTAGGCGTTACGCCAAGCAGCTTGGCAATGCGGTAACAGGTTGCAAATTTTTCTAAGTCTTCGATCTTCATGTGAACTCCAGTTGTTGAAGGTTGCTATAGTAAACGAATACTCAATAGTTGCCGATTGATTTTCTTTATCGTGTTTTGATTCTATATTAAAAATCTTTTATAAACATGAACCTAAGTTGATGTACATTACTTCTACGCCAACAAGTAATGAAAGGAATTTAATGGACTATTTGACGGCATGGAGAGAAGGACACGAGGCTGGCATGAAGCTCACACTGAAGATCATTAGTGAGCTTACCCAGCAAGAGTTTCAAAAAGCCTCTGAGATTGTTTTGTATATCAAGCAACTCGAAGGCGAGACAGAGTTTGAGTTTCCAGAGAAGCCAAAACCTGTAGCAAAGATTGAAACAAAAAAGCAGCCAGAGGATGACAAGCTTTCAGCAAAAGAAGAAAAGTTCATCAGCTCACTGGCAAACAGAATGGCAACAAGACAATGGTTTTTAATGGATTGATATGACTAACTACGTGAATATTAAATTTTTGGGCAGCGACTACTGTGATGTTGATGTCGAATACGAAGTCATTGATGGTGATGACTCTGTAGGTTTAGCAGAAGACTATGAGTTCACTGCCACGGTTGTCGATGAAGCTGACAACGTGATTGACATCACTGATGACTTGACGGAAGAAGAGCAACAGGAAGTCATTGAAGCCATTCAAAAAGACATGCAAAAAACGGAGTGGGACTAATGCTTGAAGATCTAAACCCAACAACACGATGCTATCCACGCACCATGTACGAAGCGTTTCCGTTTGATCAACCATTGATTGAGCATTACAAACGCCCTCCTAATAAGAATTATGTTGTTAGGACTCTATCAATCATCGGCATAATTGCTGTCTCAATCGCAATAAAGGTAATTTAATGGAATGGCAAGACAACTACACCACATGGAACCTGAAAACAGGCCAATATGTGCGTCACATCAAGTTTGATGACATCAAACTAATCCTCCTCTACCACCGCATCTACGAGAACATGTTCAGCATTGACGAGATTAGAACCGTTGATGGCACGAACATTACTAACTTGGTGCGTGATAGAACAATTGAACGCTTGGAAAATATATTGCAAAGGGAATCCAATGAAATCTAAAAGCTGGATGGAACAAATCGTAGAAGAGTTCACAAACAGTGACAACAAGTATTGCGCTTACTGTTTAGTCATTGAAAGCAATGGTGGCTGTGACTGTGATCAACGTGCATGGCGCACATTTGGTGAGCTTGATGAAGCCAGCCAAAAAGAAGTCATCAGCCAAGAATTTGATTTAACCAAGGAAAAGCAATGAACGTCTATCAAAAACTGAACGAAGCACGAGCAAAGTTCCACACATCCAAACTCAAAAAGTCTGGTCACAACAAGTTTGCTAACTACTACTACTTTGAGCTGGGTGACTTCATCATCCCAGCATTGGAAATCTTTAATGAACTTGGCCTGACATCTGTCATTCGTTTTGGCATTGACCAAGCCGTAATGGAGATTGTCAACACC